CCAGCATAGCCCAGAAATTGGGTGTTGTCTGGCAACCACTTGGGCGGGTGTATGAGTTTTCGGTCAACCAATGTGTGGAGTAACACGAGGGTCTCCTGTCAAACAGTTTGCATGGTGGTGATGGCAGCGTCCAGCTGAGTCAACAGCTCTTGATGTTCCTCAAAGCAAGGGCATCGTCCTAGTGTCCTGTGAAGGCACACACATTCGGCATGCCAATCTTCTGAATCAATTCGAGCTCGTGCCGCCTCAAGTGCCATCAAAACCTGTTGCTTGTGGTCAGACATGTGTAGATCCCTATAGCAGCTATCACAGCGTAACACATCATACCATGATGTCAACCACTAGGTTCATCGCAGCAGGTCTCTTACTTTCTGTGCCTGCCACTTGGTCCAAACTCCTCGGCGCACAAAGAGGTCAATCACTTTGGGATTGGCCACCAGTATTTCACGTGGGGTGTAGGCCTGCATGCCAACTATTTTAAAACACTTGGGATTGAGCACAATATAACTGCGGCTGTTTGGACTTTCAATGCGGTTGTGATACCAAAGAAAGTCTATTCCCAGTTTGCGGAACATGCCCGGTAACTTTTTTTCCCAATCATCATAGCTTGACTTTCTCAAAAATGGTTGTAGTTCTTGTGGCATGCGACTTGTGTTGTGGTAAATGTGATCAAACTTTTCACTAAAATTTGGGCCATCCAGGACCTGAATACCTTTGTCACATCCATCCATGTTGACCTGATACATATAGGTCTTTGAGGCTTGATCACCTGCCAACATGTCAGTAAAAAAGTCTTTTTGCAAACTGCGCTCGACAGCCGCAGCCCAGGTTCCTACATGTGACAAAAAGTGAAACTGTTTGATGTTGGGCACATCGCTACTGTGCCATAAAATGCGTTGAGTTATTTCCGTAAGTTTCATCCTGTATTTAACTAGATCAAGCACTTGCAGGATCCAGTTAAACAGGGAGTCGCCAGCTAGCGGGTTGCTGCGTGTTCACATGACCTTGAGGATCACATGATGCGCAGTAATCTTGCCAGTGAGCTCGTGTTGCTTGCCGCGGATGCTATTGCCCAGCACAAACAAGCGTGTCAAGGAGCTGGCCTTGCTCCAATGCGGCAGAATCTCATCGGGCTTGCGCAAGGTCTTGCACATGCTGACCTTGCTGTCCCAACCAACCAGCTGCCGGCCCTGCATGCTAAGCACCTGCTCAGTGGCAACATACAGCTCGATGTGATAGGTCCGGGTATTGTAAAGCACTGCTGCGGTGGCCCCGATCACATTCTTGGGGTCCACACTCTTGATACCCAGGGTGTTGTCCTGCTGCACACGAACCTTGCGGGCGGCCTTTTCGCCCTGGCGATCGCGCTCGTTGCTGGTGCTTGCCACCAATCGCTTGCGCGCCTTGCGAGCGCTGTCCTTGACGGCACTACCATTGCTGGCAAGCAGGTTCAAGGTATTGAGAATGGTATGCAAGGGCTTGACCCACTTGCGGCAAGCCGGGCTAGAACTGGCATCCTGCAACCGTTCCTGATACCAACGCACCAGTTCACGAATCACAACAGGCTTGCTATCGCCATGCTGGCGCACAACAGCCCGGGTCTCGTCGGCAACTGCCTTGATATCGCACCGTCCGGCGTTGAAGCGGGCACGAACGTTATCCAGCAGGGCCATGCAGTTGACAATCTTGCTGAGCTTGCGCCCGTTGGCAGTGGAGGGAATTTCCTCCCACTGAGGCTGAACCTGCTCGGCAACAGGGGCTTGCAGCATCACCGCTTCCAGTTGCTGCCGAATGCGCTGGCTGCTGCTGGGCGCAAGCTTGGCGCCGCGATTGAGGCAGTAGGCAATCTTGCCAATCAAAATCATGCTGTTGGGGGCAAGTGCCTGAGCCTGTGCCTCGAGACCCAAGCTTGCAGCATATTGCACCACCTCGGCCTTGAGCTGGCGCACATCGCATTCGGTGTTGACCCAATTCAGGCACTGGGGATACACCGCAGCAAACGTGGGATCCTGGTAGTTCAGCTTGCCGATAACGTCTTGCATGACATCTCCTTCTATGTGCTGATTATAGCACATGGGGCTACACTGTCAACCAAAAAAGTCAGTCGTTGTCCACGACGCAGCGAACATCCAGGTCAGCCGCCCTGAACTCCACAGACAGCAGCTCGCCCTGACGGCGGTGCTCCTGGATAAACCTAAACCAAACTTCCCGTCCGGTCTTATGGGATTTCATCCAAAATCCCCACTCTTGTGCCTCAACAAGGGCAGAACCCCTGCGACGCTCCAGCTGATTTGCCCGCCGACCCTGCCTGATCATCTCATGTTCCAAGCACGAGGCTTCCGTGGAAAACTCCCTGATACCCCTGTGCCAATGGAACAGCTTGCTTGATATCACCAGCCGATTCATCACACGCTCCGTGCTTTGTATCGTCATGATAGCAGGGTTTGTGAGGTTGTCAACCTAAAATTTTAGCCTGACAACCTCGTTAAAAATCAGCGGGTTACAGCCGGAAAGCCTGGAGCAAGATCTGCATGTCGCAGGTGTCGCGTGCATCAGCTTGCGGGTAACCCCCTGTAACATCTCGTGGCTTGAGATCGCTGTTGCATTCTGCAACACACTGGGCAAGGCTGGGGTACTCAGTTACAATATCCTGGTCCATGATCGCATATCCCTTGTTTGCAGCTTCCTGCCATATATAGCATGCTCTCAAAGTTTGTCAACCATGTTTTTCGCTCAGCTCGTGCTATCAACATACAGCGGGCAGCCACGAACCGCACGACAGAGCGCGAAAATCGCTAAGCCACTGATATCATTGATCTGCTAACCTATTGACATTTTTAGCTTTTTTGCATGAGATACATGCAGACAGCTTGGCTATCAACTTTCACACACTGCTCCGAGGCGACGGTGCGCTTGCGAAGTTCGTTTTGCCAGCTGGTGCGCGGAGTGTATTCCACTCTGATGCGCTTGGGTGTAAACCCCACAACTTTTGCAATGATCAAATCGGTGTAATCACTCAGGCTCACAGCCACCCAATCATCTATCTCCAGCTGCTGTTGGAGTCTGTCAGTTTGACATAATGTCTCAGTGTTTGCTGTCATGAGTTTCAGCTAAAATGTGCGAATACGTGCATTTGGAAATCAGGATACATCAAGTGGCTCAACGTGGGATAGTATTTTTCAAAATGCTCTTTGTAGGCTTTTTCCCAAGCCGGCAAAATAGCAAGATCAATCACACGGGCAGGGTCCATGTCCTCAAATCCCCAGCGTGCATCGCCGCTGTCCCAAAGTTTAACTCCCATGACAACATACTCGCCACTCATGCCATCCACAAGCACCCAAGGTGCTTGATTGTCATCATAATTTTCTTCATACAGATCCGCTAACTGTTGATGCCAAGGTATTTTTCTGCCCCAAATGACCAAAAAGTTGGTACTTACTCTCATGATATTATTCCCTAGGTAAAAAGGCTGCTGACACTGCGTTCAGTGTGAATACGTTGAATGGCAAATGCTATTAGCTCACTGACGCTGAGAATGCGAATTTTGTCATGTGGTTGGGCAGAAAACTTGATGCTGTCAGTTACAGTGACACTTTCAATTACACTATCACAAAGCCTGGACACTGCTGATCCCGAAAGTACCCCGTGTGTTACATACACACTCACACTAGCTGCCCCTTGGTCTAGCAATGCTTGAGCAGCGTTTACCAGGGTGCCACCGCTGTCCACGATGTCATCGATCAAAATACAGTCGCGATCTTGAACATGGCCAATTACGTTCATTACCTCGCTTTGCCCGGCACGTTCGCGCCGCTTGTCAATAATAGCCAGATCGCATGACAATCTACTAGCCAAAGCTCGTGCGCGAACAACGCCGCCTACATCGGGACTGACAACCATGATGTTGCGATCTTGAAAATTGGTTTTGATATCCCGTGCAAAAAGCGGGGCAGCATATAGATTGTCAACTGGGATATCAAAAAACCCCTGGATTTGTCCAGCATGCAGATCCATGGTTAGCACTCTATGGGCACCGGCTTGTGTGATAAGATTGGCAACCAGCTTGGCACTAATGGGAGTTCGGGGGCCACTTTTACGGTCCTGCCGGGCATATCCAAAATAGGGAATAACGGCAGTTACCCTGCGGCAGCTGGCGCGGCGGAGAGCATCCAAGGCCAACAGCAACTCCATGAGATGGTCATTTGCCGGGGCACTTGTGCTTTGCACTACAAAAACATCGCTGCCCCGGATGTTTTCCTGGATCTCCACACTGATTTCCTGATCGGCAAAACGTTTTACCATGGCAGGGGTCAGTGTGATATCAAGATGTTGAGCAATGGATTCAGCAAGTTCACGATTGCTGTTACAACTGACGATTTTCATGTATTACCTTGTTTTTCGTTAGTAAACAAACTGCTAGATGTTACAGCTTGTTGAGATTCACAAGTAAACCTAACTTGCTTGAGTTACCATGTCAAATATAATCCTTAAACTGTGAGTTTTCTGTCAGCCAATTAACACCAAGTGAGTATGAATTTCATCATGTCTCTTTCACGTGCAAACCAAAACACCCAATCACCGTTGTCGTGGAGATCATCATAAATGAAACACCAATCTCCTTCAAAATAGTCCAGCCAGCCCCACATTGCCTCCTGGATGATGTTGCCTGCTCTTTCTTCACAGAGCTCTTTTTCACACCAAGCCTGCATGTCTTGCAATTTGGCGCTGTTGAGAATATCCTGTTCAATACTTACACAGTGAGCAAACACATATTGCAAGAGGTCTTTGCGCTCGTAACCATCAATACTTCTTTGGATTTTCATAATAGTCCCGACAAATATTATTTTCACAGCCATGCTAGTTCAAAACTCAGCAGGTCGCTTTTGCGAGCAAACCAAAACACACAGCTACCATTGTCATGCAGTTCATCATATAGGAAACACCAGTCGCCGGCGAACTCATCTAGTTGACCACGCATGGCCTCCTGGATGATGTCTCCGTCTCGTGGCTCTCCTAAAGTGCCTATACACCATTCAGTCATTATTTTCACTGTGGGATTATCGAAGACCACCATTTTGCCGGGTATCCGCACACAATGATCAAACACATGGTCCAGCAACTTTTTGTTAACATACTGATCCGGGTTGACCGTTGTATGATCAACTTGCATGCTAGCCCCACGTTAAAGTAAAAAGCATGGCGTCCTCTTCCGTGAGAAACCAAAACACATCAGCTGTCCAAGTGTATCTGTCTGCACCAATCATTGCATTACACCATTTATGGACTTCACCCATCCGTTGGAAATATTGAGAGCCCGTATAAACATAAGGATAACCCGCGTCTTCCAGATCCTTACCATACACTATCCTACCCTGAGGAAGCCTGATCCATTTTGTTATATCAAACATTGGCGTCTGTGCTGACAGAAAAGGCCATATGGTAACCCGAATATCAATGTCAATCAGAGAAACCAATGAGGCACCACTCGGCTGGTGTCCTGCACAATCTCTCGAGCACTGTCTCGAATGATGATGCCAGCTGGCTTGTCACCAACAACCCAACTGCCAATCACAGCATGATGTCCATCCTGCTGGAACAGCCGCGCCCGCTGTTGGTAGATCCTGTGCCCGTGATACTTGCCCGCAGTGCTGGCTACCTCGCGCCCATTGCTGACGATGCTGATGTTTGCACCCTCACGGCTGAGCATGGGCTTAGCCACGTAGTCGCTGCCACCAGCCTCGGCTGAGGTCCAGTAGGCAGGGAGAATGTTAGGGTGATCGGGAAACATCTCGTGCAGCACAGGCAGAATGCCCTTGTTGCTGAGAATGCACTTCCAGATGGGCTCTACAATGCCACTCACATCAGCTCGTGTATGAGCCCCAAACTCGTCAGCAAACATCCACTCCCAGGGATACAGCTTGAACCAATATTTGATAGGCAGATTGTCAAGGTCCACAAACTGATTGTTGAGCCAGCCAATGTCGCCTAGGTTGATGAAACGTGCGTCCAGTCCAGCCTGTTTGGCTAGGTCCTGCAGATACACGCAAGTCTGCCGCTCTTCGTCATTGTCGCCAAACCCTGCCAAATAAAATCGCTCACCAGCAGGCATGAGAGAACCAATCTCGCCAAACCGTTCCTGAAGCCGCTCATGTAGGCTGTTGAACTGATCCGCACCACCCCGTGCATCCTGAAGCCAAAACCACTGCATGAGTGCTGACTCAATTACCATAGTTGGCGTGTCAGCATTATACTCCAGCATCTGGGGCGGATTCACTCCGTCATATGCAAAGTCAAATCGCCCATACAGTGAAGGATCGTTACGATGCCAGCTACGCTGAATATAATCGTGATAGCTGCCGGGAATGCCCATGAAGCTCATGAGCTCAGGATCTTGGCACACTCGATCTACTGCATCAAGGCAGCGGAGATGCAGCTCTTGCGTGGCATCCTCTAGCACGTCAATTTCTGCGGCAGTGAACTCATACGCCACAGTCTCGTCCCAGTAGGTGCCATCTCCACCTTGGCTGGGGTTGCCACTTGTGTGAAAGGTGAATCCAACTTCCTCCGCACGCTCGCGCCAGTTTGCTCGAGCCTGCATGGTGTGACGTCGCATGTACTGTCTCCTGCTTCAACCGTAATCTAGCACAGACATTGAGTTTGTCAAGCGCCTGAGCTGCCCATTCCTGCCCCGCTGGCGCCAAATCCACCGCGGCTGGCTGTGGCCACACTGGCTGGCATTGTTCGTGCCGCAGTGCCAGCACTGCTGGCAGCAGGTGCACCAGGGCTAGAGGGCTTGACATTCCAGCCTGCACGACTGGCTCCCTGGCTCATGCCATTACTGAGACTGCCGCTTGTGTAGCCACCCCCGCCGCCATAATAGTTGCCGACCATGACAGGTGTGGTATGACTGCCTCCTGCCATGACTCTGCGGTCTTCTTGTTCTCGTGGATTAGCAGGATTGGGATAGCCCTGCAGATAGACTGGTCGAGGTGGATCATTCACTGCTCGTCCTGTCATGAACCCCACCATGGCAGGCAGCCAAACGCTGCCGGTGCCACTGGGGCTGTTGACACTGGTGCATCTGTCATGACCTTGAGATAAACAGTTGCTCTCGCTGTTGTATTTGGGTGCCGAGCTCACATGCGTGCTCATGGCCTGATACCACTTGTCCTCACAGAGCGTTCCGCTGTTGTTCTTGCACTCCTGCACACTCTCAAAGATAGGATCACCATCCTTGGGCTTGTCATCGCAAGCTGTGAGGCTGATGGCACTAACAGAGCCCAACAGCACTAGAGCAATTTTTTGACTATGTCGCATATGTTTCTCACGCCGGGTTAAGAGGGATTGTAACTGGGCCAAGATCAATAGACAAAGCAAGCTGCCTGCAGAATTCCCACAGCCAAGCTACTCGCCGCCAGCATGATGGCATCTGCCATGCAGCGGTCAACAGCAATGCTTCGCTGTAGGTTGCCAAAGATCCAGTTGACAATTTCCCACATCAGCAGTTGCACGCCCAGCGCCACCACACACCAAATGACCTTGTCCAGCCAACCGGTGCTGTAGATGATAACAGACGCCATGGCCACTGTCATGCCCAGCAGCGTGCCGGCAAAGCTCAGTGCTGCGGCTGTGTTGCCTTCTCGAATGAGTTGAATCTCATCATAGGGTGTGATTCGAATGTAGACATAGAGGCTGGCCACAATCATAGCCAGGCTGCTGCCAAAATACATCAGGAAGCTGGGTAGAGTAGCTAGCATGGGAAACTCCTTGGAATAAAATCACAAAAAGGTTATGTTACAGTAAGTCAAAATGCCCGAGCTGTTTATATAGCCTACACAGTATAGCAGCCTAGACAAGCTTGTCAACCAGAAAATTTCACTTGTCTTCCTCAGGCTCTGGCACAACTGGATCAAACCACACATGCGGAAACATCTTCTCGAGACTTCTCACATCAAGGTCGCGGAGCTCACTCCCGTCAATCCCTGGAGCGGGAGCACCATGAGGCCGATTTT